TGCAGCTAGTGCTACCAGCATCGGTATAGCTAATGGAGTAAAGCCCTGAACGGTTAATGGTGAATGTTGCGCCCAAGGTAGAGGAGTCGGCATAGGTTACATCGGTGCTGGTATTGGCGATAACAGTGCTGAACCTACGGATTGTGGTGTTAGTACTTCCATGCCCATTTTGTGTACCTAGCCTTATATAACCTAAGCTACCGGAGGCAGGCACTAATCCAGAACTTGTAGAGGTAACGATACCAAACCCTACAGCGGCACCAGCGGAGGACTTGCGTACTCGCCATTTAGCCCCTGATACAGTGGACCAGGCTGGACCGGCTCCGCCTAGAGTTGTAGCATCTGAGGACCTATACTGCCCAAAGTCTATTTCAACGTCAGTGGAGTTGATATACTTTACGGACCCCATTCCATACTGTGTATTGTTTAATACGGTAAGAGCTGATATTTGGCGACCTGTAGAACCTTGCGTAGCGGGTAGCGGAACCCAAACTCCTGTATTATCTGTGTCCACCTCAACTACAATTACATCACCACTTTGAATCGGTCTTTGAAATCTAACTCTACGAGATAGAGCAGCAGTGATAGACTGAATTGAGGCACCTGAAGGACCATAAGCGAAACTCGTAGTATCACTAGCACTGGTAGAAGTTGAGCTGTTGTAAGCCCACTCCACATCATTCTGTGCCAAATTGACTGTGCCACTGCCTGCCCATTCTGCGATGGGGACTTCCATATCGATAGTGATTACATCGCCGTTTGCTAAGGTCACACCCCCAACAGAGGCCCCCCAGTCTTGAGGGGATGTGTAGGAAGTTCCGTTTCCATTTACATAAAAAGTTGTATTTGAAGACACATTTCGAACAATATGTCCTGTAAAATACTCGGAAAGGTATGTGGTCGCTAATCCAACCCTTTGATAGGCGTCAGTGCCCAACAGGCCTTTGGTTTGGGTAGAATAGTCAGCTGTTAGTCCGGTTGGTAAAGAGAAGTTGAAAATCCCAGTAGGAACAGTAGACCCGACTACTAGAGACCCCGTTATTTTAATCTTCGAGCCACTTCTGGACCAATTTAGATACCCAACTCCGTTACCAAAGTTAGTTATTGTTGGGGTATAGGATACAGGCGTACCTACAACAGCTCCCTGTGGCTGTATTCCGGGGCCAACGATAACATTCGTTATCACACAAGCACCTGTGGAACCACTTGTCCTGGTAACGCTTAAGGTCCAACTTGTAGACGAATCAGTGTCGAAATAAGCTGTAAACTTCCCACCTGTTACTGAAGCTGGGAGAGTGGTTACTGAGGAGCTATCGGTACTAAGTGCGACCCTAGTACTACCTTGGTATACTGACACCCTCCACACATCGGTAGCTGGGGTAGTGAAGGTAAATTCAACTTTTAATTTCCTATTCAGGAGGCCACTAGGCATTGTGAAAGGATAGTAACCACCTGAGGTACTAGACTCGGTGGTAGCACTGTTGGCTATCGAGAAGGCGGTAGTCACAATAGGATTTAGAGGTGAACTGGAGCCACTAACAACACTAGTACCTGTCCAACCTGTGGTGCCGTCAGCACCCGAGGCGTTTAGGATAGCGTTTATTTCACCAGCACCACCGCTAGCACTAGCCCAACTAACATCTGTACCATCAGTCTTAAGGAACTTACCGCTACTAGAGGTCTGTGTAGGGAGTAAGGCATTACGAGCATTTTGGGCAGTAGTTTGACCTGTACCACCATTGGCAATAGGTAAGGTTCCTGTAACACCTGTGGTCAAAGGAAGGCCGGTTGCGTTCGTTAAGACAGCAGCAGAGGGAGTGCCTAGGGCCGGCGTTGTAAAGGTAGGCGACCCGGTAAGGGCGATACTGCCAGAACCAGACACATTTTGTCCCAATGCGGTAGCTACACCTGTACCAAACGAGGTGATACCCGTACCCCCTCGGGATACAGGCAAGGTTCCAGTGGTCCCACCATCGATAGGCAAACCTGTGGCGTTAGTCAGTGTGGCACTTGAGGGCGTTCCAAGGGCGGGGGTAACGAGCGTAGGGCTAGTAGCCAATACGACAGCCCCAGACCCCGTTGTGGAGCCTAGAGCCCCCGAGGGTATGTTGGTTAGGGTGTTGGTTGCACCTGATATGGATTTGTTGGTGAGGACATCAGTAGAAGAGATAGTTGGTACTGCTACTGCATCATACTCTAACCTATCACTAGCATTTACCTTAAGGATTACATCTGCTCCGTTAGCAGCATTTCTAAAGCCAATACCTTCATTGTTGGCTAGCCTCAGCACTCCAGTAGTAGAGATATTTGAGGATATGCTTTTGAAGTATTTGGCTACTAGCCCAGCTGTTGCTCCAAAGTTAGTATCTGATACAAGAGCAAAAGTACCACCTGATTTAGCTAGTGCGTTGTTAGCTACAGCAGTCAGGAAGGTGTTGATATATGTAGCGTATATCCTGTCCCCTACGGATGGAAGGGGGTAGGTCGTGCCATTAAAAGTCACGTTAAATGCCATTGAAGTTACTCCTTAAAATGGCCACCACCATCGTGATGATTGGCCTTGTGCTTCGAGGTCCTGCCTAATACTGGCTATTTCCTCTGAGGTATACCATACATGACTGAGGACCTCAAGCTTTGCGTCTTCACAAAACTCTAAGACAACTCGACCATCTGGTAAGACTGGAGCATTAGTTAATGCGTGTGATGTCGATAGGTTAATCATTCGGGTCGTAATGTTAGTGGGTTTCACTAAGATATATACAGAATCAATCATGGTACGGCTCCGTCTATTTGGGTCGATACCGAGTTATACATCTGTAATGACGTACCAGTACCCTTCTGCTCAACTAACACGGGAAAGGTGTCGTTATCCCCCATTCTCCACCAATAGATAGCGGCTGAAGCATAAAAAGACTGAGCAGCTAGGTCGTTAGGTTTACCTAGATTGTAGATAGTAGTCACTTCCCCAGCCGTTAACACCCTGTTCCATATAGACAACTCGTCAACATTACCCAAAAAGAAGTTTGATGGGGAGGCCGCTGCGTTGGCCCCCACGTGCATCGTTACCGAGGAGGAGGGATTGGTGGTCAGGACGTCCAAGTTAGTTGTTAGCGCAACGGCGGTACCGTTGATATAGATCGTAACACCGGACGCAAGGGAGTTACCGCTAAACGTCATAACTATATGGGTCCAGGACCCTATCTGTAAGTGGTTATTGGTTGTGGTAACCCGCAACTCGTTGGTCGTTACGTTCTGTAACATGGCAAAGACAATCTTACCCGATCCAGCGGCGTTCTCCGTTCTAATTGACCATCCTTGGTTGGATATATTTTGCATATTGCCGACAAGGAATTGGTTAGCTGCGAGGGATAGAGGCCGTACCCATATGCTTACGCTAAAGGTACTGTTCCTAACAAACGGGGTAATCACCGCGGAAGGCCGACAATAGTCGTTTGCACCGTCAAAAAACACTGACTTGAGATTACTAAATCCCGATATACCAAAATAAGAATATCGAGCAGTCCAGTTACTTATGTACCGACCAGCATTTGCCCACTCGGTTGTAACCACTTGACCACTTTTAGATATTCGCTGAATGGCCCAGAATGGCTCAGAATCGGGAACAGAGGAGGGAGCGTTGGTATACCCAACTACCCAGGTATTCGCGTCTATCTCGTCTATCCGTGTGTAAAGCTTATTGCTTGTGTCAACATAGTCGATTAGACTACCCATAAATTACCCCCCCCCTGAAACCTCAGAGTTTGAAGTATTGTTATCTTGGTACTGACGCCCTGTAAATCTTGAGTGTCGTCAAGGTCCCTGAGGTCCTTGTGGCGTTAACTCGCCAATAAGGCGCATCCTTGGTAGTCCCTATATCCCATATGACGTTACCCGAGGCGTTGCTGACAGCCGTACCAGTGGTAAAGTCTTGGAAGTTAACGTTGTCTACCGAGTACTGAAGCGTCAAGGTAAACGAGGCAGTCGTAGAAGTGTAAACTGCTTGGACAGCTATAGATTTGTTGTGCTTCGATTCAAATGTGTAGTTGGTTGTTGCTACAACCGAGGATACGTCGGCAACCGTCGACTCTGATAAGACTTTGTTCATATAAGTTCCTTGGCTATAAAAAACCGTTTGATGTTCTTTTCTACCTCACGCACAAAAGCCTCCTCCAATTCCTCAGAGTCGGCCTTAATCCCGTGCTCATGCAGCAAGCCGTGTATTATCTCATGTATTAGGGTGAGATATAACGCTTGCTTATGCTTGTGGGGGGACAGCAATATAGACTTGGTGTCAATGTCGCAACTACCGTAATACCCCTTGTCTTGCTTTATCTCAATACTGTAGGTTACACCGTTAAGCTTAATGCTGCGAGGTATTTTCATAGTACACCGTAGGGTTAGGTGTAGGTCGTAGGTGAGCCGTTTTGACCGCCAGCACCCGAAGCAAAGGCAGTCAACCCAAAGGCTGTTGCATCACTCGTAGTAAGGGCTATGGCATTACCGATCACCCCTTTGACGACGCTGGTAATGGTCACTGTACCCGTTGCAGCAGTGGCGACTACAATCTTACTGAGGGTCGTGTTAGCGTTGATACAAGCGGCCATTGCGACAGCGTCAGCGGTAGCGTTAGCCCCAATTGTCCAGCTTGTCGTCCCGTTACCCGAGGTTGCGGCCGTGATAACCACGTTACCGATAGTTACGGTGTCATTGTTGGTTACGTTAGCGTGGGTGATAGCAACGGCTGCTGCGGCGGCCACAGGACTTGTGGCAACGTAGTGGACGTCTACAGAACCAAGGAGTGAGCCCGATTTAACGCCTTTGATAATATTCTCGGCATTGTTAAGTGCCTTGTTTTTCATACGATTACCGTTGGGGGTAAGGTCCGTAGCGTCTTGGTCTTTGTCAAGGGAAATCACATATGTAAGTGTCGAGGACATGTTAAGCTCCAAAAAAGAACCCCCACCCTGGAATAGGGCAGGGGTATAAGTGAAAGGATAGGCGAGGTTTTTACAGAACCTCTTAACTGGCCCTCCGGTCTCGGTTATTGGGCCGAGTGTCAGGACTTAATATTTACGGTCCGCGCTATCTGTGCGGTGTAAATTAGGTGTGCAGAGCGAGGTTATCCGAACGGGTCATGTATGTGATATAACCAGGCTTCTCACAGAACACGGTCCATTCAGCATAAAGTCTCATCTCTTTAGCGGAGCTAGACTCAAGGTCAAACACGATGTCTCCACCGGGGCCAACAACGTTTGTCATTTCTTGGCTTCCAATGAAATAAGTGTAACGCTCAGGGAACATTACGCACTCACCTTCTTTAGAGTAAAGGTGCGAAACGACTTCGATAGGACCACATGCTCCGTGGAACACAAGCTTCTCAAATCCGTTCTCTGCTGTCTTGGTGACGCCATACTGCTTAAGGGCAGCTTGGTCAGCGTTCAGCTTTTGGAAAGCCTTAGGTGGAACCAAGCAAACCAACTTTTCAGCGCAACCTTTGTTCGCCGAGAGGGCAGAAGCTTCGAGGATCTTACCGAAACTCAGTGCGCTTGTACTGACGTCGTAGGCGTTAGCAGCCCACAGTGGATAGGTAGAAGCAGAGATGTTATAGAGCGTTCCGGTGTTTCGAGCAATGCTCCAAAGACCTTGTGGCTCAGCACCCCTGTGAGATTTAAAGAACAGGTAATCGCCAGATACAACTGAGGTAGAGGTTCCGGTTACAGTTACAGTCCGGTTAGCGATATCAACCGAGGAAATCGTGAGGTCGCCGTCGTGTTGTGAGCCGCCAGTCGTAGCAGTGAAAGCCTCAAGGACAGCGCCTTTGAGTCCAAGCCACAGTACTGGACACCATTGATCAGCCCGAATCGTCAAGACTCCAGAGGAGTTACCAGAGACGATACCAAGGCCAACCCGTCCGTGCATAGCAAGGGTTTCTTCACGCTTACGAAAAGATTCCGTCATAGGGATAAATTTGCTATCGTTAAAGGTTGCGAATGCTGCCTTCTCAGACTTGGCTCGGCTGATCAAGTCGTAGCTGACTCGGCTACGGAGGATAACTTGGTAAGGGTCGACTTGAGCCGTTGCGGTCTCTTGTGCGATTGCAGCGTTAAGGGTAAGTTCCCCTTGACCAACGCTAAATCCAAGTTCGTGGTTAAGTTGAACGTCAAACTCTGCTCGTTTACCTACGATAAGGTCCGATTTGAATTTGAGCCGTTTGATTAGCTCTGTTCCATCTGGAACTAAGCTTGTAATCCCGTTGGGATATACGATTTTTAGTCTGGATGCTAGTGTTGATGGGGTATTTGTGACCGCGATATAGGTACCCTCTACTTTCAAAATAAATGTGGGTGTTCGGTTTTATTGTACCGTTCGACTGCTTGTCGGGCATCTTCAATGTCTTTATGGTAACCTAAGAACTTCATTTTACCTATTTTTGTCGTGGCTTGTGTGTAATAAGCTTGATGACTTGCTCTATAATATACACCGCGTATTCCAGACTTGTTGGGCTTTATACAGTTCCGGTTATTGTCGGACTTAGATAATACTCGTAGGTTTGCAATATCATTATTTAAAGGGTTTCGATCAATATGGTCAACGATTAAAGTAGGTTCAATGTCCCCATATACCATAATGTATAACAAACGGGAATAATGGAAGTTTTTACTTTTAATCTTAACCATTTGTCGATTCATACCTTTATGGTAAAATCCTACAAACTTACCAGTTATCTTGCTTTTGAGTTTGCCTTCAACCAGTTCAAACTGAGACAATAGCTCTAGTTGTTTTGGATAATTTCGTGCGAACATTCAAACCTCCTTAGTGCATCCCAGTGGGGTAGCATACAGGATAGAGGCGTCCTAGGATAGCCTCTATTCTGCAATGGCTAATTTTAGCCCTTACCTAACATCTTACGAATCCTTTCACGGGCTTCGAAAGGGGACTCTGTCTTACCCTTAGACACTTTTGGTAGGGTAGGGGCGTCCTTACTTGGGTTGACTTGGGGGGCGGGTGCTTCCTTATTACCCCCCTTGAGTTTGGCAAGGTCGTACTTGCGAATCTTGTTAACGACCCCCTCACCTAAAAACTGTACCAGGTCCTCACCTTCAAGTGTGCCCGATAGCTCATACATACCCTTATAGTACTTCTGCTCTACATGGTTAGCGAGCTCTTCAGCGTTAGGTGCCTCCCCCGTCTCAGCTTTATACGACCTGTAGTAAAGTGCCATTTCCCGTAACGTTGCTGCAGCGGTTTCGGGATTCTTACTAAGTGGGGATTTTTTCATAGCGTCGCTTAGTAGATTCCCTATCTCTTCTCGCCGCTTAGATACCACCTGATCAAACTCTTGACGTTGTTGCTCTTCTTGTGCTTGCTTCTCTATCTCCTGGTATTTCTTTAGTTTTTCCTCGTATTCCTTAAGCTTAATCTCTTTGGGGTCTTTAGGCATCTCGGCTTCAATTTGCTTCATAATCCAAGACTCGGCTAACTTCTGTCTGTCAATTGCCAAGTCCGGATCGTTCAGGAGCTCCTCAGGAGACTCTTTTAGTTTACGTTTAAAGTCCTCGTACTCCTGTCGGATTTTGGCGGCCTCTTGGAATTTCTTATCCGCGGCTTTAGCCTTCTGATATTCCCGGATTAGGGTGTCTTCGTCTACCTTCTCCTCTTTACCATCTACCTTGGCCGTTAACCAACGTTTAGGTTTAGGCTCGGGCTTGGTCTCCGCTTTAGGTTCGGCTTTAGGTTCCTTAGGCTCTGCTGGGGTGTCCCACGCGTCTACGGCTAAGTTAGGTGACACTGGGGCGTCGGTTGCTGCCGGAGTTGCTGCTGGGGTATTTGGTGTATCGCTCATAGTTACGCTCCTTTAGTAATGTTTATAGATCCGCGTGAAAAATAGACAGGGGTCTTATCTAACAGGCATTTTCCTAAAGATACGTACCCGCTATCTAAAGCTTCTTGGTTCATAGCCTCGTCGTCGGTAAAGAAGTAATCATACTTATAGTCACCATTCTGAAACAGAAGGGATATACCGAAAGGGTAATTTTCAACCTTTGCCCGTGTGTTTTGAAGCCCGTCTGCCACGATTGCCTGATTGGCCTTATCAACACAGTTAGGAATTTCCGACGACATACCGACTACAATGGCAGATAACCATACTAAAATACTTGCAAATATCATACTTCTTGTCCTTCTGGTGATGCTGCGGCTTGCTCCGCAAACTGGTTATATGCTGCTTCTACCTGAGGGGGTGTACCTTGTGGTGCAGGAGGTAAATTTTGGCCCCCTACTTCGGGTACGCCCTGGTCCGGTGGGGGCGCTTGCATCTGCATACTGGGTAATGGAGGTAAGTTCATGATCGCTGCCAAGTCTGGGTCCATGCCTTTGTACGCCTCGATGTGTGCTTGGATATGCTCAAGTACCGCTTGGTTGACATTCGGGTCCATACGGGCCTCCGGGTCGCTAAGGCACTGTTTATGTTCCAAGATGTGTTGAGGGTGTACGTCGGTCATAAGAACTAAGGGCGTCTCCCCCCGCTTAAGTTGCTCATTCTCCTCACGAATCAGTAGGCTATCTTTAAACTGGTCTTCTGTTAAACTGTCCGCCTGCCCCGTCCTAAGGAACTCTACCATCTTAACGGGGTCTTTAATCATGGACATTTGCGCCCACTGCTGAACCAACTCCCACCGACCTGCGATGGTTTGAGTCATTGGGTCGCCCAAGTCTACAGACACCCGGTCGATCGATTCAATATCCTTGGATGTAAACTCTTTGATGTACGCCTTCCTAGACACCCCACCAATGTAGGCAAGTCGGGGCTCAGACGCAAAGGATTGGAGGTTCTTTATAATGATAGTCCCCAACTCAGATGCGGCTTGAGCATACGAAGCCTGAAGGTCACTCACGAATTGTATAGCTTGGGCAATCATGAGGGCCTGACCACCAGCAGTACTAACCGACTCCTCGGGGTTACCCCTTGCCGTAGCGTTAACGCCCGACAAAAGCTGCATATGATTAACATATTCGGAGATTAGGTTGTACGTCTCCTTGCTACTGTTTACCAGTGCGATTGCCTTTGGCTCAGTCTGTCCTTTGATTAAGTTCATACCCTCGTTAAGCTTTTGAATCTCGACGTTAGGGTCTTGACTGTAAATATTTTGTACTGCGCCGTTAAGGTTGTTGGTAGACACTGCGCTAAGCAGGCGGTCAAATCCGTCCTGTAGGCTAATCAGGGAAGAGTTAGGGCTGTCCCCAACAATAGCGTCGATTACGTCCCCGGCGCTAACCCGGACGACGGGAAGCTTAGAGTAGATCAGGGCTCGGTCGTAAAGAACCACATCATTACAAACCAGCGTCTCTCTGCCTTGAGGCATTGCGGAGGTCTTAGGGTGAAACAGGTATCGAATGACTACGTGGTCCGTATCCTGTTCAACTTGTACGGTATTATAGGGGGTTACCAAATAATCGTGGATAGCCGAATCCCGGATAGGAGAGGCCGCGGTTAGAATCTGTTCTTCGAAGTCTGGGTACTGAGCGGCTAGGTCGTACCTATTCTGTGAGGTCTCAATAATATACCATGGGGTCTCGGTCTCAGCTTGAGGTCGAGCTACGTTAAAGGCATGTAAGACCTTAAAAGCCTGATCGCCCTGCCGTATAGTCTGCCCCGATTCGTCGGGTCTAATTTCGTCGCCCGAGTTAAAGTCCCAGGGGGCGAACACAAACCCCTCGAACATAACTAAGGCAGTCTCAACTGCGCGCTTAAGCACCCGGTTAAGGTTCTTACTGTCTCCGTAGTATTCAAGAAGACCTTTACCAAAGTCTGCCTGAATTTGAGACTTAGCGTCTGAGTTACGTGCCCGAGTTTGCCAGGCAAGTTTGGCTTGGGTGCATAAATTGTGCAGCCGTTGTATTAATGACTTCAAATGGTTAGCCTGTATTTTAGACTTACCGTCGCTGAAGGTGTCAATACCAAACGCCCCACTCTTGTTACCGTAATAGGCATTATAGGCAGTCTGTAGCTTGTAAGAATAGCCCGAGTCATACATAAACCTACGGTACTCGGTCATCTTGTCGTTAATCTCTTGTGCAATGTTGTCCGTGCTTTCCAGTGCCCAGTATCTTTTGATTTCCATTGGTTACCATCCCATTTTGGTTAAGGTTGCTACTAAGGGGTCTTCTACTTTAGGTCTAAACATGTCCTCACCTTTTGGCTTAGGTCGCAAGTCCGTTACCTTGTCAACCCCCCGTAATCCGTATATAAAGGCTGCTACTGCATCACAGTGGCCTAAGGACTCTGTTCGTTCAAAATCAGTACGCTGTTTATTAAGTAGTCCGCCTTTCAGTGTCCTAATCAATAGCTTGCAATCAGGGTGTATTATTACCCGGTTAAGGTGAAACTCTGTATTCAGAAGTCTAATCCCGGCATCAAACTCGTCTTTAATAACCGTAGTTGTAGGCAGCCCGGCAGCAGACCAGTCGATTGCTAGCTGTCCTGCAACGTCAAACATGATTGTGCGTTTGTCTCCCCACTTCTCTTTAAATGTTTTAATGATTGTGGGGGTTTCTGTATTACGATTAAAGGCCAACTCATCCCGAAAAATGATCTTACGTAGGTTGTGGTCATACCCGGCTCGGTAAAATACCGTCATGTCTCGGACACCGCCGCCGTCACCGAAATAACCCCAATTCACAAACTGTGGGTCGATAGGTAAAATGTGCGCCTCAGTAAATGAGGGTGCTATAGAGCGGGTTACATCGACTATAATTTTACAAAAGAACTCCCTTTGGGCCGTAGCACTATCCTCACCTCCAACCTCGTCTAAGAGACGTTTCCGCTCTTCTGGGGGCAGGTCTGAGATAGCGTCAATGGTTAGCTCGATGTAGGTCCCCCGCTCTTGGGCTTTGTGTATTAGCTCCTTGGCCCAAAAATGCTCAGGAGACTCGGGAGGGGTTGAGGGGAATATCAGTTTAAATCGCCGCTTCATAGTAGCCGGGATAATTATAGATTTGTAAAGATATTCCAAGTTGTTTACAAAGGCGGACTCGTCTCCAACTAAAATGTCAATGGCATTTCCACGAATACCATTAGGATTTTTGTCTAGCCCGATTAACTTGATCGTAGACCCATTCTTAAATCGGTATTCCTTCTTTGATACCTGCCATTGCGGCCTAAGGTCTTCGGGGCAGGTCTCCATTACCCACTCAAAAATAGGGCAGATAAATTGCGCGAGGTCGGATAAAAACGCGGTAGCATACCGTATATGCTGTTTCTTACGAATGGCGTTCTCAACACAAAATGTTGCACAAGTCGTTGACTTTCCTAGCCTTCGTGATATATTGAATACCGCCAAATCTTTAGATTCATGTAGCAGGGCTAACATGTTTTGCTGTTCGGGGCGCAATAACCAAGACAATTCCCCGAGTTTCCACAGCTTTATTTTAGCTTGGTCTGGTGTCATATTACTTCCTTACTTGTGACGTAGCTAATTTTAGTAGCTCCGCTATATCCCGAGTTGTTTCCTGTTCTGGAACAATGATAGAACTAGAAGATAGGTTATGCTTCTCGTCTGGAGATAGGGTGACGTATGCCTCGGCAATAGTCTTGAAAAGGTGTAACTCCTCTTTGTCTAACAGTCTACCCCCTGCAAGAGCCGCTAAGGCCGCTAGTTGGGCCTCGACAATCTCCCGGAAGCTGATTACGGGGGGCTTTACAATCGTTCGTTTAGGCGGTCTAGGTGTACTCATAAATCCCTCACTTGTAAACTTGTTTCATGCCCACCAGGGTGTGGAGGCTTCTAACCTCCGCCTCAAGCTTGTCTAGGCGGTCAATATCCCGAGTGACAGAATAGGCCTTAAATGCTCGCTCAGCTATTACCCCTAGTCCAAGTAGCCCACCAACCCAAGGATTCAAAATAAGGGCCATTATGACAACGACAACGGCTATTCCTGATTCGATGTACTCTCTCATTTATATTCCCTCCCCCGTGTGGTGCTGATTACGGTCTCAATGACGTCTTTACCTACCTGTGAACACCGGGCTTGCACGTCCGGGGCGTCAATGAGGGGCTCGACTTTTACCACCTTACCGTTCTTTACTGTAAGTTTAACAACCATATTAGTTAGATAGCTACACTGCCACCCTGTTACCGCCTCAAAGGAGTCGGGTAGGGAGACGATAGGTAGGACTTTCATACTTGTTCTCCTGATAGGACTTTAGTTGCATTATCCACAACTTGTTGGCTTATAGCTGACGCCTCAGCCTCACTAAACCGCTTTGATAGCTCGTTAAGCACCGCGGAGGACTTACCTAGGGCCGCCTGACCTACCTTAGCGTGTTGGACAGATTGGGAGCACCACCCATCCAGAATCATGAATGTGAGGACTTCGGCTTCGAACAGAGCTTGAACTTTCCGTTTACTTAACTTGGCCATAAAATGTCTCCTTTAAGATTAAGATTTTTTCGGGGTCTAGGTCATCATGTAGAAGGTCATCCTCTAACACAACGTTTTTATATCCTTTGGTTCTATAATAGTGCGCGCTCTTTTGTCGTCGTATCTCCTCCGGGTTAGCCAGGGTGGCGTCTTCGTATTTGATAGCGGCCATTCCTGAGGCTTCGATTGCATACCGGAGCATATACTCTAGGTCGCTGTCCGGTAATGCGAGGAGGGTGGGCAAGTCCCAACCGTCTAGCGCCTCACGGATACGGGTGTACTTTTTATATAGTCCTGCCATACCCCTCCGCACGTTACTTATCCCATAGGTCGTCATGAGTTGTCTCCTGTGTGTATTGTTTGTACTTCTCCTCGGTGAACGGGGGGTCTAACTTTTCGATTATATTCTTTGCAAGCGTCTTTAGTTTATTATCAACCTCAGACCTAAGCATGTACATACTATCTTTTAATTCTTGTCGAGTAGGGGCTTCCATATTTCGCGCCTCCTTATATTGTTTTAATATACTTAAAAATTGAATTGTAGGGTACAGTTTCCATTTTTGCTCTGACGTGTCCGTTGTTACAATAAACAATCCAGTTTGTATAAGCTGGTCCCGTAGGTCTGATACCAATACGCTTTCCGAACATGGGTTTGATTGGTTGGTTAAATATAAAAATTCCCGGTTTAGTTCAAAATAGTCTAACAACCATCTTGCAATTGTCCGGACTCTACGTACGTGGTGCCGTTCAAGGCGTTTTTGAAGCCGTATAATTAACCCTTCACTTTTCATACCCACTCCTTTTTATAGTTATCTGTATTATTTAAACCACCCCGGAGTAAATTCAAAGGCTTAGACAGTGAGTACCCCCGAATCTTCGACAAATCTACCCCGCCAGCGGGGTGTTCTAGGGGTGTTTTGTCGCAGATTTGTCGTACGGCACCCCGCAACACCCTCACCTTCAATACGCCTAACAAATTGACACTTATAAAAACTCTAATGATATCAAGGGGGGTTGCTAAGTACTTAATTTTCATGTTATGATAGATTTAGCTAAAGTATTTTAGCCAATGTGCCGATACGTTTGTATCAGGCAGCGATGCCAAGGAGGTTTAAATGAGATTTTTAATCTGTTCAAAGTGTCAAGTCGAAATGTTTTACTCACCTTTCATTCAAACTATGGCATGTCCGAAATGTCTTGGACATGACCCAGACGATGGAGACGACAATGGAAATGATTATTTTACCTATGGTTCTAGTAATGGGGTTTTACACGATTCTCTTAATGATCGATATTGATAGAAGGCGGTAATCATGGACTTTAAAACTAAGTTTGAGCGTGCATTTAGCCCCTGGTTTACCGATAAAGCAAGCTACATTGAGCTTGTAGGGTCTCCAGAAGGTATTAGTGCCCAATACCGGGCGGTTAAAACGGCTAGGCACGACGCAATGCGGTTTGCCGAGCGGGGGTATGATAACTCAGAAGTGGCGTCAATAGCCCCTAACCCATTAGCTCAAATGTTATCAGAAGAGCAAGCTTGGGCACCATACGGGCACCCCTATGTTGAGTACCGACCTGAAATGATTATACGGGTAGCTTTACCGTATCACGTATTTCAGGACGCTATAGGGCGCATTATCCGTAAACACCATAAAGACAATCGATGGTTTGTCAGGGTTATTAAGCGTAGTTCGGCAGCAAATATGTACCTTTCACCCGAAGAGATGTTACCCGATACCGGGTCTCTATCTTCAAAACTAATGGAGCGATTATATGCAGGGGACGAAACACGACCAGGGGAAACCTCGCCTAGATCTACTACCCCCCGTAGCGTTAACGGAGATAGCCCGAGTATTAGAATACGGGGCGGGGAAATATGCGGAACATAACTGGAGGAAAGGGTTCAAATATTCCAGATTAATAGGGGCCGCATTGAGGCACTTATTTGCCTACTCAAAGGGCGAGAATTTAGACCCTGAAACGGGCATATCTCACCTTGCACACGCGGGCTGCTGTATCCTGTTCTTAATCGACCACGTAATGTTGGGATACGGCCAGGATGACCGTTATAGCTCGGAGGTTAAAATACCCACGCCTCCTGCCACAGAGGCCCTCAAAGGGGCAAGGGAGGAGTTTAGGGCCATGGTAAACGAGGAGGTTAAACTTGACAAATATTATAAAGACAGCGTTAATGATCATGTGTATAGACGTTTTACAGGAAGGCAGGACGTATGATTAAGATTTACCCCTCATCTGCGGGATTTGCAGATAACAACGGCACCGTGTTCACTCAATATGAATCGGCATGTCCTAAAGTTGTCATGCTCCAAAATGCGGGAGTTAGGTCTAGTTCAATAGACCCTAGAAGTCAAGAGATCGGGGCACTGTTCGAAGACTTAATTGATACCGCCTTACCACAAACCCGACAAAAAGAGGTGAGTTTTAAACAGGAACTTGGGGTTGCCACCGTATCGGGGCGTATAGACTTTATAACGGACGGCCCCACCACAGTGCATGAGTGTAAATCGACCTTTTCGGCATCTACGGCCCGGGATGTTATCGACCTAGGGAAAGTGAAGGTAAACCACTTAGCCCAAATGTCGGCCTACTTTGTCGCCCTCAAAGCCACAGACGGTTTCCTACACGTTGGGCGGTATCAAATAATAAACGAGGAGCTAGGGTGTACTAAAATGAGAACGTTCAGCGTAGGGGTAGACAAAGACGGCGCCCTTATCGTAGACGGGGTACATACAAGCTACACGCTACAAGGCTACTTAAGGTGGGTAACCACTGTTACAGAAACAATCCTGGAAAAACGTATAGATGGGCCTCGACCTGTAAATTTAGATCAAGTTTGGGCGTCACCGTGCCGATACTGTCCTTATAGCTCAGTGTGCGATAGTGTTGACAAAGGTACGGTTACATCATATGATCAGTTTGTAAGTGAGTGTAAGAGCAAGGCCGAGGCAGTGGTTGTCCGGCCAGCTAAGATAACGAAAGCACGAAAGGGTAAAGCATGATTAGTTTCAAACTTAAAAAGTCTAACTTCGAAGTCAAGTCTCAGGAGGAGTTGCAAACCAAACTGGAGAACCAGTTTAGCAACTTCGAGCCAGGTAACTACGACTTGGCAATTACTAAGGCAGAATGGCACCTTAAGGATAGTAGTTCCGCATGTGCAGGAGACCCAACCTGGCAAAACCTTAAAGTCGAATTAACCGCAGTGGACAACCGTAAGCTTAACGTGTTCATTCAGGTTCCTACGGAGCGGATCACCTACGGCGAAAAGAAGACCTATGCGGTATTTCGTAAGTTTAGTGAGTTTATGGCCGCTACGGGTAACCCGGTAACAATCGACAATCTTGAAAAAGTAGTACCTAAGGTCTTTGCAGACCCAGACAAAGGACTCAAAGGAAAGGCAATAAATGCCGACTTGGGGTACGAAGGTGCCCGCATCGAGAAGTGCGAGGACGGATTTAAGATTGTACAGGCTAACGGTAAGGACTTGCTTGACGACGAGGGAGAGTTGTACGTCCTTCCCGACCGCAAGTCTGCGGCCTCTACTGCCGAATCCAAAAAGATTAAGACCTCCTTTATTACGGTGTTGAAATATACCCCAGGTAAAGCAAAAGTTGAAAAGAAGGTAGAAGCCGAAGATAGTTGGGATTGAAATAATATGGAGTATATATACTCCATATTCTATGGGGGGTACCTATGTACTGGTTTGAGTGGTGCGCTAAGTTTAATCACCGAAAGGGTAATATGATGCCAGCTAAGTATATTAAACAGTTACTACTTGCCCCAGACCCAGGGTACTCCTCTATTTACGGTTTTTCCAAGGAGGACGCCCAAACCATTAAAGACTCGGGTAATAGCTCAGGCTTTAGTAGGTTTGCGGTGTTTGCCGATACCCTCTACATGGACTTTGATACAGGGCTAGAGGACGCTGCGATGGTTAGCGCCCTGTTAACGGACCAGGGGATAGCGCACTCTTTGTGGGATTCAGGCTCTAAAGGAGGCCACATTCATGTAAAGCAGGTCCCCGCCTACGCCCAACACCTACCCTACTGTCAAAAGAGGTGGGTAATGACCCAAGGCTTTGTGTGCGACTTGTCACTTTACCAGCATGGTAGAATACTGTCGTTACCCGGCAGGATTCACCCAAAGACGGGGCGGCCTAAACGCTTAATAGCAGAGGAGGCGGGGGAACCTATTAGTTTAGACCTGTCCCCTGCCCCTGCAACACTGGCTTTTAACTTTGAGCCGGTTATAGGGCTAGAAAGGGGACTCTTACAGGTCCTAGGGTTAATATCTGACCCCCCTACCCCCGGTAACAGGCATATGAAACTATGGTCTTGTGCAGAGGCTTTAGCGTCTGCGGGGATGTCCCCAACAACGGTTTATGAACTACTTTGTGAGGTAAACTCAAAATGGCCGGAACCAAAAAGCGAAGCGGAAGTACTAGAAGCCGTAAAACAAGGATACAGGAAGCACCCACAAGCCTTAGGGGCGACAGTAGGACCTGGGGTTTAGTCAAACGCGCGATACGGCAAGGGTGGCAGTGGTCTAAAGAGTGGAAGGCAATTATTGACGGGGCAGACTACACTTGTCAGAATTGCGGTAAACGGTACACTAACAAATCTAAACTTTATGTGGAACACGTTGAATCATTAGCACTAAAAGACTTAAATACTGCCGAGGCTTTATGGGAGGCAATGCGCGACCCAGGAAATACGAAGGCGTTTGGCAAGGATTGTTGCAAAGAGATTAAAGACACTATAGATAGGAGGTTACGTGCTGCTAGACGTACAAAAAGCTGATAGTTCGGGTCGCCCCCTAAGACCTCAACAGGTCGAGGCGCTAACCTGGCTTAATAAAACGCTGCCTATTGCCGACGTGTGCGCTATTAATGCACCAACCGGAACGGGTAAGAGTCTAATCGCAGAGACGCTACGTACACAACTTTGTGCTCGATGTGTCGTCGTGACTAACTCCCTAATGGACCAGGTACTTGAGACTTACTCCAACGCGGACTACCTAAAAGGCCGCTCTAGATACTCTTGCCAAAATCATACCGAATTGACATGTGCAGACGTCAAAGAGATGCACATGCCTCCCTGTGAGGGGTGCGTCTATCGCACCTGTCGAAAAAACGCTTTGGAGCGGACAGGGGTGTATTTTAACCCCCTGTCCCTGTTTTTCCTTCACTCAGACAAGCGGTATAGGCCGTCCGACTATATGGTTATTGACGAAGTTCACAAATTCCTGGAAATGGTGACAGGGTTAGCTTCGCGGACGTTTAAATATTCAAAATATGGGCCTTGGCCTAAACAGCTCGACACTTTGGACGTCGAAACCTGGTTAGAGGGGACCATTCGCACCCTAATCCTTGAACGTGACGCTACGAGCCGAGAGGATACGGATAAGTATCTGAAATTGGACAGAGAAGTTAAAAGCCTGTCTATTCTGGCTGAGACGTTTCAAACGGAGCCTGAGAACTTTGTCGTATACGAGTTGGAAACGTCATTTAAAGGGCGTAAAGAGCGGACCCTTACCTTTAGTCCAATTACCCCGCCCGCGTCGCTTATACGCCGAATTTGCGACTCAAAGAAGTTGGTGATATTGTCTGCTACAATGTTCCCACATACAATCGAGGCGTTTGGGTGTCTTGGTAAGGTAGAACAGCTTGACTTAGACAGCCCTATACCCGCAAAACAACGGGAGATTCGGTTTGCCCCCGTTGCAGAGCGTGTAAATAAAGACACGCCGTCAGAGGACATTGCTAAATGGGTACGTAAATGGGTATTGAAATACCCAAATAAAAACATATTAGTCCATTTAACATATGGACGGGCGGAACAGGTAGCAGCATACTTGGCCGATTTACCAATAATTACACATGATAAGGACACTCGACATGAGCGACTTGAGGAATTTAAGCGGGTGGGGGGTATTTTTCTGGCTAGTGCTTGCAGCGAAGGCGTGGATTTACCTGGGGATTATTGTCGCCTTATCTTGGTACCAGTGCTCTTAAAGCCCTACCTAGGGGACCCCGCAGTAAAGAAGCGGTTAGCGCTTAAAGGGGGGCAACGGTGGTACAGCCTAAAGACGCTTGAGACCACCATACAGCAAGCGGGCAGGGGGGCTAGAAGTGAGACTGACGAATGTTTAACTATTATCGGGGACCCGGCATGGAGCCGATACGCCCACGAATGTAATAAAGACTTACCAAAAGCGGTAACTACCGCAATTAATTGGAGGGTGATAAAGTGAGTAAGAAAAACGATAGGATTTTAGTTATTAGCGATCTACATGCCCCCTATATGCACCAAGATACAGCCGCATTTTTAGCCGCGGTAGCAAAGAAATACAAACCCACTCGCGTTGTATTAACAGGAGACGAGCGAGACGGACATGCCGAGTCCTATCACGAGACCGATCCCGATTTACCTGGAGCCGGAGACGAGTTAGACCAGGCGGTTATACAACTTAAGCCGATCTATAAGTTGTTTCCCGTCGCTGACGTCCTTGAGTCAAACCATGGGTCCTTGGCAATACGTAAGGCGAAGTCTGCGGGGCTGTCTTTGAAGCACCTTAAGCCGTACAGGGACGTACTAAAAGCACCTAAAGGCTGGAATTGGCACATGGACTTAATCCTGCAACCAACAAAAGGGGCTCAAATTTACTTTCACCATGGCCTTTGCGCCGACGTAATGAAACTGGTTCAGCTTCGTGGAATGAACGCGGTACAGGGCCACTATCACAACACGTTTAAGGTGGGATATATCGGTAACCCCAATAACCTTCTGTGGGGTATGCAGGTGGGTTGCTCCATTGACACTCATTCCCTGGCTTTTGCATATGGAAAAAACAACCTCCAAAGGCCGGTCCTTGGGCATGGGATTATAATCGACGGGTTACCACATCTATTACCTATGGTTTTAAATAATAAAAGCCGTTGGACCGGGTACGTCCCTTAAGTTTTAGGTCGGATAGTCCGACAAGTGTTTATAACCGTGAAAGGAGTTTACTATGTTTAATTTCGACGAGGCCATTGCAGAGAGTCAATCAGAAGCTAAAAACGACAAGCTATGTGCAGCAATCCTAGGGTCTTCCGGTGGGGGTAAGTCCTCCATATTGGGAACCTTTGGAGTTAAGACCTTGTATCTGTACGGCTCCGGGGAGGACCACGGTGTGGCAGCCGCTCAGTCCCTAGGCGGGGAAGTTGTTGGTATTTGTTGGGATAAACAAGGAGGACAGGACCTTAAGCCTGACGCCGCATTTAGCCGCTTAGTCACCATCCTAAAGGATGCTGAAGGGATTAAGGCTAAGGGTTTTGGTGCCGTCGCGGTAGACGGAGCTACTGAGTTGGAGGTCCTGATTCAAAAGACTGAGCGTTGGGCGTCTGCTTGCCTTACTGACAAGGGTAAGCATAACACTTTTGCTGAAACCGGCGCTACCAATGGTATGTTTCGTGACGTAATTCACGCCCTTAAGGCGCTCAATAAGCACGGTATTCATGTAGCCATGACCTGCCTAATTGATACCAAAGGGCTAGATGAGGAGGGGGCAGTCTCTGAGGCAGCGCCTAGACTTGGTGGGTATATGGTAGCTGAGGGTATCCTGCAGCAGTTTGGGGATGTTCTATTAGTCGGTAAGATGGTTAAGGATGAAAAGATCAGCCACCGCCTTCAGTTTAATGGGACCGTATCAAAGGTCTCCAAGGAAGCTAACGGTACCATTAAGAAACTGTTAAACTTTTCGCCTCGGGTGTCAGGTATTACGTTGGATAAATTACCTAGTTCAATACCAGCGGACTTAAAGAAACTAGCAGAATTTAAAGCCAAAGGGGGCAAAAAATGATTTACGGGCCTTATGAGATTAGTCAAAAAGAGTGGGACAATTGGTCGGAAACTTTAAAAAATTGGCAAGAGTGGTATGACGAATTAAAAGACATCATGCATAAAGCCAACTGGGGTGCCTATGAGATACCATCACATTTACGACTATATCATGTTTTAACCTGTGTAGAGCCAGATGGACAAGTTACGTATCCCTTTCCAATATCTGGGACGTTAAATTTGCAAGTTTACATTATTAAAGATCTACAATTATTGTCTATACCCGAGTTTAAAGCTAAAGGGGGTAAGAAATGAGTTATGTCCCTACCTTACTGGCCGCCGACTTTGAGACGGCCCTAACCGACGGCACACCGTCCCACGAATACTACCGTGACGACTTTAGGGCTATCAGTTTGGCCGTAGCTTGGTACGGTAAGGATGGGACTATACGCACTTCTTACTTCGAAAGCGAAGACGAGATAGGGGGGTTTTTGGCACGTTCAAAGGGTATTCCTAAGGTGTGCCATAACCTCTCTTTTGAATACGGGGTGACTAAACACCGATTCCCCGGGTACGAGCTAGACTTCCTATGGGACACGGCCAGGTTAGCGCAAGTCTACGATAACGGAGGTAACAAATTCCAAACCTATGACCGGGAGATACCTAATGAATACGAAGTACTGGACGAAACGACAACGGAAACGTATTACTCGGGCTTTAGCCTTGTTAACTCTGCCGGTCGTATTTTGCCTGAATACCGAGACCATAAAGCCAAATTTTACTCGCTTATCCGTTCCCGTACTGGTTCGGACGGGAAGGCCGTCAAGGCGGGTATGGAGGGTAGTAACCTTCATTTATTGACACCTACGGAGCTAAAGGAGTACGCTACCGCCGACGCGGTAACGACCCTTAAGCTTTTCACGTTTACTACTGAGTACTTTGATAGGATAGGGTACGACTACCGCCTAGACCATAACCTTTACGTGCCCGTAGCTAGAGGAGTAGCAGACGCCCGCTCTCGTGGGATTAGGGTAAATAGAGAGGCGGTTAAGGCGGCTTTAACCGAGATACAAATTGAGATTAATGAGATACGGGAGACCTTTTTGACTAGGTTTAAGACGGAGATAGCTCAAATTGAAACAGATAATCAGGCGGTGGGGTTAGCGGGATATAAGACCCAAAAAGGCAAGGACGCATATCTAACCCGCAAAGAATGGGGGTTTAATGTCGGGTCTACTGCCCAATTAACCCGGCTATTTGTCGGGATTCTGGGGATTAAACCCACCTTTTGGACCGAGCCAGGTAAGGCGCATAAAGACAAGATTAAGCGGGGGGAACAGGTGGACTTTACCCCTAAGCCCTCATTCAAAGCGGCGCATTTAGAGACCTATGGAGAGGGGGGTAAACTATTGATTAATTATAAGAAAAAAGGTCTTGTCGAAAGGCAGCTAAAGAGTTTACTTGAACTGTCCGAGAAGGACGGTAGCTACCACCTTACATTAAAAGCTGTAGGTACAGCTACCGGTAGGCTTTCCGGCGGAAATTAAAGGGGATTTATGCAAATTAAAAACTTTTTTGTACTCCAAAATGATGTTGTTACAATTCATGGATCTAAAAATTTGACGTCGCTTATCGACTTTAAAGACTGGTTAGATGTTTGCGATAAACGGTGGTATATTCGAACATATACTAAACGCCCAGGCTTAGCTTATATGTTAACCACTATAAAAGATAAAAAAGTCTATTTGCATAATGCACTTTTACGCGCTAAAATGGTCGACCACATTAATCAAAATCCCCTTGACAATAGAAGGGTAAACTTGCGAGTTACATCATATAATCAAAATACTGCGAATGGGCGAAAACGTAAAGATAATAACTCGGGTTACCGAGGAGTGTTTTGGGATACCTCACGTAGTCGATGGGTTGCTAAAATGTCTGTTGACTACCACGATATACATTTAGGGTGTTTTATGGACCCTCAAACCGCAAGTGAAGCATATAAAACAACATGTTTAGAGTGGTACGGAGTATACAATGGCTAAATTAAATATTCAAGGTTTAGCGCGTCAACATAAAGGGCTTATGTCAACAATGCTCCCACCTTCAGGCTATGTGTTTGTATCTATTGACTTAGCGGCGGGGGAACCAGCATGTACATCCCACTATTCCCAAGATAAGAACTACATGGCCGCTAACTTTGGTATGGTAGGTAAAACGCCTTATTATGACGGTAAAACCCTCATGATAGACGATATTTACCTGATGGTTATGTCCAGGTCTCCAATAGGCTCTGATAGGCTTAGGGAGGCGTGGGAAGCGAAGTACGACGGTCTAACCTTTGTTGAGCAGTGGGCTAAAGACAAGGAATTTATCCAAAAGAAGGTTCTTAAGAAGGATAGGCAATTACACAAAATCCTTGCCCTTGGTTTAAGTTACTCCATGGGGCCTAAAAAGCTGGTTAAGCAAGCCAGGGATAACGGCTTCCATTTACCCCCTAAAGCGGCTAGAGCCTTTTACGACTGCTACTGGGAGCTATTCTCGGGGGTCTACCGTTTTGGTAAGATTCTGGAGAAGGAATATGAGACAACCGGGTATCTTGTTAACGATTTTGGGTATAGGCTAAAACCTGCTGAGTCCTATAAGTGTCTCAATTACTTCATTCAGTCGTCCGTTTCCGGTATTATTGCAGTATTATACAGTAAGTTCTTTTCGATTTGTAACTTCGCGCAATTTGTGACAATTATACATGACGAGATTATCATAGCCGTACCCACCGAGCGCGAACCTGAGGCAAAAGCCCTAATGAGTCAAGCGGTTGCCAGCTTAAATGAGGATTTGGGCTGGACGGTTAATATCAGGACGGGTTGGGCCGTAGGGAAAAACCTCTTCGAAGCTAAATAGTTAACAGACACATTAAAGTTTTATGATCATTCCTCCGTTATATAGAAGGTAAGGAGGACGTAACATGAACACACAAGATAACTTAATTCAGCTACCCCTAAACTCAGACGATAACCCTATGGTTGTCAACTCTAACGAATGGTTCGAGGAAGTTTCCTTCATTCAGGAGGAAACCGATAAACAATATAAGGAGCTATACGATGTTTGCCAACCTGATAATCAAAGTGTTAAGCGAAGCCGCAGTAAGAGCAATTATTTTAGCTGGTTTAAAAAAGCTGGCTGAACAGTCCGAAGCTACTTGGGATGACGACTTTGTCGCCGCTGTAGACGATATACTATCGGTCTGGGATAGTAGCGCAAGCGTAAAGGGGAAACAGCCATGAGACCGATTACTAAACTGATACTTCACTGCTCGGCAAGCCCCGACAATATGGACATCGGAGTCAAGGAAATCACCGAATGGCATATTGAAAGGGGATTTAAAACAATAGGATACCATTACGTCATTCGCAGAGGCGGCTTAGTTCAACGGGGCAGACAAGACGAGGAGATAGGCGCCCACTGTAAGGGCCACAACACCACGTCTATTGGCATCTGTCTAGTGGGGCAGGATAAATATACCCCCGAACAGGGACAGGCGTTACACAGTCTTTTTACCCTACTGTGGGGCAGATACCCCAAAGCCAAGGCATACGGACACTATGAGCTAGACTCGGGTAAGACCTGCCCAAATCTAGCTATGCCTAAAGTAAGGGACGCTTTAATCAATAGTACCGAGGACTTACTAAAAGAGCTAAAGTCTCAAGGACGTCTTACCGAATAGTATATTATAAGGAGGACATGACATGCAAATTGTAAAAACAAAAAAGTTAGGTTTAGAAGTGTACTTAGTCTTAGTAAATCGGTTAGTTGTAGCAACCTTTATGTCTGAAGCAGGCGCTTTAACCTACGCAAAACAAAGGGGTTTAGTATGATGTATGATGTAATACTGCACTATGCAGCGGGCGACGTGTTTATACCTGTCTTGGGTGTAGCAGAGGCTAAGATGGTAGAAGACCTATACTCTGACGAGTGCGAGGTGTCCATACTACCCAGAGTAGACCTATACCTAGCTAAAACTAACCGGGGTGCAGCTACTAGGTTTAGACTTATAAAAGGTGGGAAGTATGCCTAATTTACTATGCCCAGGGTGCTGGCAGGAGCTACGGTGGTCAAAGTCCAGGGATGACTGGTACTGCGATCACTGTAAAACAAATTACGTATATGAAACATTAACTGATGACGGATGGGAGAAACCAGATGATAAAACTTGAAGTAGGTAAGCGTTATGTGTCTAGGTCGGGGGAGATAACTGGACCATTGGTAAAATCAACATATGAATATACTAAGCGTGACTATCCGTTTTTAGACTTAGTTACCAACAGGACTTATGCGCTCGACGGTTCATATTGTTTTACCCTCGCGGGAAACGAGGAGGATTTGGTTAAGGAGTACGAAGAGCGCGCAACAGAAGTTACTTTCAATACTGGGACGGGTTATGAATCTAATTCGCTACCCAAAAAGACACTTAACTTCTGGGAAGCTAGAGAGGCTGCGTTGGCAGGTAAGAAGGTTAGGAAAAGCGCCAAAGATGATGGGCTTACTTACTCAACAGACGACTTTTCTGTCGAGTGTGAGTGCTACTTCTCCACTGGGGAAATGGCATTGGACTGGGAAATAGTCGAGGAACCTAAACTTAGAACCTACTATTTTAATGTCTATGAAAATACTATTGGTGGTCCTAAGTCGTCCGTCGGTATAGCTAATGCAGTAGCCGCGAACCCTTCGTCCCCTGATAGGAAGGGGTGCATAGAAATAACAGTAGACGAGAACGGTAAACTAGTTGACGCTAAAAACCTTTAAAGGAGAATCAAAATGACTAAACAATTCAAAGTAGGTCAGGTGTGGGCTGATAGGATAGGTAATTTACGAATAATTACTAAGATAGGTTGTGAAGCTGATACTTTCTATAATATAACCTCTGAAGCGTCTGATGGTCAGCAAGCAACACACAACAAGGATGGGCAAGTATGGAGTCATACTACGATTGCACTTGACCTAATAACCCTAGTCAAAGACACGGAGGATAATGTGAGTAATAAGACAAAATATGTTAAGTTTGAATCACCATTTAGTCCAGATGATAAGGTAGAATTGCAGTGGGGTACCACGGACAGTAATGGTGACTTTGTACCATCCAAGTTACCACCCGAACCAATTCCTGGGCAGTATTATAGGACTAAGGAAGGCACGAAACGTTTGTATATAGGGAGAACTGGAGCCGGTTACTATCTGTATGAGGACTCTATGGTATATGCCACCTATCGGGAACCCTATCGACATCTAGATGCTCCCGATGACCCCGGCGGCGACATCATAGCACTCTGGACCGACCCCCTGCCAGCCATGGAGATTAAACAGTGGTGCGTGGTTACTGCTACCGAAAGTAAATGGCACAGTCGTGGAACAAGTATCGATACTTGCAATAGCTTTGATAGGGCTTTAGATGTAGTTAAGGAATCTAGTATATCACTGGAAATAGTAGAATTAACCGGCATATTGCCAGCGAGGGAAGTATGAAAACAACAACGTCCTACGCCATTATCACTGATTGCTATAAATATATTCTTAGTATCCATCCAACAAAGGCAGCAGCAACAAAAGAGCTAAAAAGATGGGACAGCGAGTTTTACAGGATAGTTAAGATAATCGACACAATGCCATCTACGCCCTAAGTGTCCCTATTAGGACACTTAATCCCACATTTTCCACATAATAGTCCTAATAAGGATAATAAAATACCCCCTACACCGTAATGGTGAGGGGGTTTTGTTATTTATCTTGCATCACTGACCACGTACTAACCATTGCTGCTGGACCCCGCAACGAGGCCTGTACAATCGCCTCCTTTGCTTGGGGGCTAAGATTATCCCAAGTGTCTCCTATACGCGCTAAGATTGCGTCCTGGTTTTGTATTGCGTTACCGCCCCATTTAAGGGCGTTAGCCGCCAGTTGTCTACCATACTTATCCCGTGTAAATCCTGCAATAGCCCCTAGACCGCCGCCTATTACAGCGCCCGCTGGTCCTGCTACCACACTACCTAAAGCCGCCCCTGACGCCCCTCCAGTTAATGCGGACCTTGCTCCCCGGCCTATATCTTGTCGAGTTGCTTTGGACATACTCTCGACTTCCAGGTCTTCTAGTAACCCTTTTGAGGCGTTTCCTATAGTCTCTTTTAACTTAGGTTTTACATCTTTAGCCATGTCTCGGGTTAAAGACTTGAGTGCGCTAACCGTCTGGTCGGTTACCTCGTACCCCTCAGGGCCCTTACCGAGTTTCATTGCTCGGGTTATTTGAGATAGTTGGGACGCTTTTTCCGCTACGGGCCTCATGGCCTCTGCGTAATTTGGGTTGGCTGTTTTTAATATGTCATCTACTTGACTCCTTAATTGAATTAAAGCCTCGTTAGCCGTCTCCCGCCCTGGGGTATTCCAGTCAATATTGTCATCGATTTGCTTGACCGCCTTTTTTAACCCTTCCCAACTCGTAGCCGTTCGAAGGTCCTTTTCAGCGTCCATTAGTGCCCGTAAGGCTTGCTTCTGTGCGCCTTGGCTTGACCCTGCGATTCCCCTCTCCTGTGCTATTTGAGCGGTGAGCCCTTTAAATTGAGACGGGTCAAACCCGACTTTTGATTGTTTAAGGATGTCCCAAGCGGCGTCACTCTCGTTAAGCATCTGCTTTTTAAGGGTGTTAGTGGTTTGAACTAAATCCTCAGATATTGCGGTAAGTCCTTTTCCTTCCGCAGCTAAATTTGGGTTTTTAATAATCTTTTGACCTACTTCAGAAGGTAATTCTCCTACAATCTCAGCGGCGGTTGTTGCAACCTTCTCTGTGGGTTTACTTTGTAATGCGTTTTTAACGCCCCCTGCAATGCCCCCAACGGCCTTACCTATTCCATACCCTAAAGCCGCACCTCCCGCGCCTAATGCTGCATCCTTTGCGCTGTCCAGACCTACATTACTATTTCTCTCGCCTACCCCTTGCACTGCACCCACGCCCAATAGTGTAGGTATTTGGGTCATTCCTTTAGTCGGCAACTTAGCCCCACTAGCAATCCCACCTGCGATCTGTCCAGCCAAGGCATACTCTGGGGCTTGCTTCTGTGCTTTATCCTGTATACCTCGCTCCTCTGCGACGCTCCGGTTAACGTTTTGACTGAAAGTGCCCTGGTCATAAGGCTGACCTTCAACGGCATAAGCGGCTTTACCTAATAGGTAGTCCCCTGCGCCTTTAGCCGTACCGACTAGTTCGTCACCAAACCCCATAGTGGCACCTTTGCTAAACCCCGATAACGCCGCAGTCGCTTCGTCTACCCCAGAAGTCTCTTGCTCTACGTCTTTAAGTTTATAGCCGTCTTTATAGGCATCCGAAAGTTGTTTATAAGCAACTACTTGCTCGTCTTTACCGTTGGTTACAACGGGGTAAAAACCGTCCGCTTCCGCTTCAGATACTTTACCTTCGTCGACTTCGAACTCCTGGCCCGATTTGTTACGTACTTTCATAAAACTCCTTATTTAGCCCAGGAGGGTTTTTTAGTTCCCGGTAATTGATTGTAACCCATTGGGTCCGAGGGGTCGGAGGCGGGGGCCTGCTTAAATCCTTTTGTGTTATACCCGGCTTGCTCAAGTCCTGCAATTGACCCCTTCTTTTTTAAGTCTATTTGCCGTTTAAGGGTTGCAATTTTATTGTTTTTAGTATCTTGCGAGTCGCCGGGAGCCGGAAGCATTGCAAGATATTTGGAGTAGTCATTGTCGGTTAACTTTCCGCCTTCAAGGATACTCCCAATTGTTTGGGCGGCGACTTTGGCCTGGTCGTTGTATTTACCGGAATCGGTATTAGGTAGCCACTGCGTAATCCCTGAAAAGGTTCCGGTTTTTTCATTCCAGGCTTTATCTAAATCGTCTACAAGTTGGACCGCAGAATCAAACTTACCTATATTTCCCGCTACCTCACTAGGGACGGTGGGCTGAGCTTTAGGTGTCTCTGCCCGCATACCTTTTTGATTTACGTCCTGGCGCTTAATTGCCATTTCCTGTTCCCACTGGTCGTTTTTCATAGCTCGGTCTTTAGACGCTATCTCCGCCTCGTAAGCCTTACCTAAAATCGGTAAGGACTTTTCAAGCTGAGCGGCTGAAATATTAGACCAGTCTTGCCCCGGCATATATCTTTTAGCTAACTCCTGGTAAGTCTTAGAGGTCTTGCTAGTTGGGTCCGACTTTTCGGCTAAGTCTGCCTCATTTCTGCTATATGTGTCAAGCTTATTTTGCTCCTCAAAGTCCTGGCTAACTTTGGCTAGCCCTTCTTGAGCGTCGGCAGTCCGTCTTTTTAGCATTTGCTTGACGGGGGTGGCGTCTATATTACCTTCATAGCCCTCGCCCATTTTAGGGGCTTTTCCGAGGTCCTGCATACGATTGTAGTACTGGACTTTAGGAGAGGAGTTGACGGCAGCCGTAGCAAGGCTAGCCCCTGCGTCTGCTAACCCACCATAAAACCCCTCATTACTCTTGGCCGTGTCAACTTCTTGCTGCTTTGCGTACTTATCTTCTAGGTACTGACGTACTCTAGGATTCTGTATTTTTGAAAAGTCCATAACATTTCCTTTAGTTAGTGTTAGCCGTATTTTTTAAATACCGCAGAGCCGCCCGACATAAGTGCGTCAACGCCCTTATCTGTCCACATGTCACGACGGTTAAGCTTTTGTTGGTACGCCCCAAGCTTTTGGTTAGCCTTATCCGTTGCTCGGCTATAACCAAACTCCGCTTTACCCTGTTGAGCCCCCATCTTTTGGGTGTTAAACTGACCTAAAGCGGCGGCGTTACGGTCGCCCGTCGATTGGGCGCGTCCAACATTCTGGTCAGACACTTGGTTACCTCGATTCCAATTCTGGGTAGCTCCTTGGTTATTTATCCCAACATTCTGATCGGATACGGTATTGCCCCGTTGCCAATTAGCTTGAATTCCTTGGTTAGCAATGCCCGTATTCATTTTGGTTCTGTCTATAGAGTTGGCAGTATTGAATCGCGCGATTGCGTCGGCGGCTTGAGCTTTCGTAGCTGCCTGTCCAAAGTCCCGTCCTTGGAGTTGGCTAGCAAGGCTACCAAGACGGCTGGTTGCGTCCTGTTTACGTTCGCCCATTTGGGCGTTCTTTTCAAGAGCAGCTAATGCTTGACGCTCGGTTGCGTCCTGAGATGCGGCTACCTGTGCAGCAATGTCCATACCTGAGCCGGACATGCCTCTAGCTGCCATATTCTGCTGTATAGCGCCTAGACGACCTCTATTTTGACGGTTAACGTCACCCTCAAGTTTGGCTAGGTCCGCTTCGTCACGGGCCGTAAAGCCTGTTTTAGACTGTTGCTCAAGGTCGGAGAGTGCGGATAGCTCCGCATCTCTGTATCGGGGGTCGGTTGTGATACCTGCCAACTCGGAAGGCCCAAGCTGGTCAAAAGCACCCGCCTGTTGTAATGCTAGTTTGTCGCCCACACTAAGATTTTGTAGTTCAAGGGGCGCCCCCGTCTCAAATTGAGGTCCGTTCTCATACTTGGCGGGGCCAGACGCAATAAACTCGTCTACCGACTGACCATAAAGAGCAGCAGCGGCGGCTAAGTCCTCGTCTTGTTGAGACAAATCTGGCTTTTCAGGGTTAAACGTGGCGTTTACTTTGCCTTCCAGACCAGACCGTCCGTATATGTTAGCAGGATCATAAACATTTCTGAGCGTTTTGCTGTCAATTTTCAATTTTGGTGGCTTATATGCCATAAATATCTCCCTATTTTATTGATTAAATACCCAGCGTAAAGGATCATTAGGGTCGTCGACTGCGGTAACTTGCCCCGCAGGTTGATTGTTAGCTATGGTAACCTGTTCGCCCGTCTCAGGATTAACTCCGGTTGTTGTAAAGGGGGTAAAGAAGTCGATACCTCCAGGCGGGGGGTTAGTCGCAAGTGAACTTGCCTTCCATCTATCCTGTTCGGCTTGAGTTTCCCTTGCTGCTGCATCAAGTTTAGCTTGTTCCGCGGCTTTTGCTGCTGCTGCGGCGTCTGCGGCTTTGCGCGCCTTATCTGCTTTGCGTGTTTCCCCTAAACCTCTAAGTTCCTTTTCAAATCCTTGTGCATCAAAGTTGGAGGCGCTTGCTCCGCGTTTTGTTACCGGACTAATCCCAAGTGTTGGGTCGATCCCCGCTAACGAGTTTAAAGCAGACAGCTCCGTATCTGAAATGACATCGGATACTCCAAAATCATTATTTTGAGTTATGTATTTAGAACTTATGTTACCGTCTGCGTCAGTAACAAACTCGTTGCCGTACTCGCCTTTAATTTTGCCCAGTATGTCGGCGGCCTGGTTGTTACTTCCTTGAGTTTGTGCTGCTCTAGTGGGGTCGATACGCCCTTGAGCCGCGCTTGTAATCCCCGCCGCTTGAGTTTTAGCTGCGTCTCGTACCTTCTGCTTGTTGGCCTCAAATGCGGTCCGCGCTGCCGTATCTGCAGCTGTAATTTGCCCCGTTGCGGCGTTTAAAGTCTGGTCAACCTCGCCTGTTCGCCCTTGCGTCATCTTAAGCTTGGCTTTAGCGTTAGGGTCTGCAGATACTAAGAAGCTGTCAAGAGCACCAAACCCGCCTGAGTACGCCTGGGTCGGGCTGTTGTTAAGCCGTTGAAGCGTGGACTTTTGATACCCCTGGTTTGTTATCTGCCCGAGAGTGTCATTTACTCCCTTAGCCGCGTTTCGGATCCCTGAGGTGTAGGTGTCGACATTTGCCCCACCATAGCCGGAAGACAGAAATCCTTTGGCCTTATCGGCGTTCTTTGCAACGTCTCCAGTGATGTTGTTAACGTCCTCAGTTTTTGCTGCTTTACCTATCTCGGCAACCTGACCGCTAACGTCGGTGTTCTTGAACTCGTCGACCTTCTTATCGGCATCCTGTGTAATCTGGTTAGCAAGGCCTCCCGCTTGCCCTTGGTTAGCCCCAAGGTAGGATTGTAGGTTCGTCCATCCTGACCCTTGAGCGCCCCCTGTGGGCGTAGCAGGAGCACCTGCGGGGCCACCTCCCGTAGACGCACCTCCGCCTAAAACTCCGCCACCACCCGCCCCTGCGCTCTCGTCATTAAAGTCTTTTATAATTGCCATTTTACACCATAGTAAAGAAGGTTGCAGTATAAGCTTTTGCGGCGTCTAACCCGCTGAAATAAAACTCGATATTTCCGTTTACGTAATACCAATTGAATGAGAAGTTTTGAACCACTTGGGTAGACCCCACGTCCTCGCTTATGCTGGCCAATATGACCGCATAAGGGCGCTCATTAAGGCGATAGGATACTTTAACGGGGTAAACCTGGCTAGCCTGTATCTTTATAGATACTTTTTGGGCCTTAAGGTTATCCCCAATAGTAATCCCATTACTAAGAATCTGATATACTTGATCAAAGAAAGGGTTTACAATGTTTTGTATGGTACCAAACCACTTTCGAACCTCGCTTGGTAACTCCTCTAATAGAATCTTACGACTTGTCGAGATTTTCACCTGTCACCTCGGGTGCTTATTGGGTTATAAACCAAGGATACGCCCGACAACTCAAAGTCAGAATATGCCTTGTAGTTTGAGAATTGTACTGACAGAGCGTTACATCGGGCTACGGCATAGGGGATACCTACTCGAACGGGCAGCGGGTTTGTGTTACCTCCCCAGTTACCGTCCCCCCAAGCTACGTACCCCCACCCTGTAGGGGCTTCGGGTCCCGCTATATCGACTTCGGTAACCGACGGGTTGATGTCCGAGCTAAAACTAAAAGTCCCCGTTCCAATATACTGAGTCTTAAACCCAAATAGTCCTTCGGAGTAGTGCTTAAATCCTGCTGGGTTACCGCTGAACTCCCTAGACCATTCTATTTCGCACCGTATCGCTGCAAAGTGGCTAATGTCGGCTGTGTTTAAGGTTAGTGTCTGGTCGGTATCAATTGTTACCGTCGAGTTAGCTAGGTCTATTGCCGTGATATAGCAGGGCTCTAAGGACCCCTGAAGTATCACGTCACCAATCGTAAATGAGTCGATACCGTTTATGGTAACCACCCTACCCGTCTGAGCCGTTGCCGTACAGGTCTGTATAAAGTCCACAAAATCTGTGTAGTCAAAGCTCTTACGCTCAATTCGTATCTTATCCGTAGACCCTGAGCCAAAATAGAGCTTGTTATCCACAGGATTTACAAATCCCGACTTACAATTGAAGTCCGATTCGGTCCAAGCAGAGTTAAACACGTCGTAGACTAGCTGGTAGGTGCTGTAAGTGTCCGCTTCGTTTGCTACCGTACAAAGGTAGTATTTTCCTTCGGTTTCGTACCCCACACCAAACGTGTAGGCCTTAGTTGCCGTTAGAAGGGAGGTGCCCAGTAAGTTGAGTATTTTGTTCTTTACCGGTTGGGAGACAATCTTGGTTTGGTTGTCTGAGACCTCGCAAACCCCTGCCTCAGTGAGCAGATAGACTAGGTTGTTAACCACCACCGCACTTTCAGGTGCCACGATTCGAGCAGTCGAGTCTAAAAGCTCGATGGTAAAACCTCCCGCTGTTTGACCCGAGAGTCTGAAAATACCGTCCTTCTCTTTAAATATCAATAAGCTATCTTTTAAGGGGATGATTCGTTTGATACGGTCGTCGGAGGACCCTACAAAGAACACGTTAAACCCTGGGACGGCTTCGGGTTGCTCAAACTTGCTGAACATTAACCCGTTCTTATATTCGTCATTAGTAGCCGTCTGTGACGCTCCAGGGGTACTTGCTAAGGCGGGAGACCAGCACGTTGACCTTGACGATGCAACGGTGAAAGCCGATGCGCCCAAGGTCCGATTTTCCAGAACAATCTTACCTGGTAAGTCAGAATCTCCAGTGGATAAGATATAGGCGTATACTAACGCGGACTTTTGGTTTATACAGTTAACAAGGCTTCGTATGGTTGTGTCGATACGGACAGCAATCGAAGCCGATGCGGTGTCTACTAAGAATTGTTTAGACGCAAATGCCTCAGCCGCTTTAGCGGTGTAAACCTCGGTAGTTGCTCCGGACGCTATTGTAAAGGTGTCGTTAACGACTAACCCGCTTGAGCCTCCACAGGCAATTAGCGTGGTTGTAAACTTGTACTTGCTAGCAACGTCTGCAAAGAATAGGCTACCTTTGAAGAGGGCAATGTCGCTCGCTAATGGGGGCTGTAGGTTATCTTGAGCAATCCCTTGCTGACTAGGGGAGGTGTAAAGACTTGCCCCTAGGAGGTCGTCCGTTACAATGTCCCCACCTGGTATGGTGGCATAACCGTTAGTAATATCCGTTGAAGTCAAAACAATTTCATAGCATAGCTGCATTTCGTCGTTCGGTACTGCCGAGGACCCGGCTGTACGGTAAAACTGTATAAAGTGCTCCCCCGCGGTTAAACCCGTTGGGAGGTAGGCCGTCACATTGATATCTCTAGCGTCTACCTGGGTATTTTGTATCACTGCCCTAGCGGAGACCCCGCCATAAATGGTATTGTTTTGTGCGTCCTTACGTCCTATTACGTACCGATAGGCTACATATTCGGACGCCGCAACCGCCGTACCGGTAGATCCCGATACGGTCAGGGTCATGTTTAGGCCTTTGGGTATCCCTGCGCCATAAATATTGTTAGCCGTTGAGTCAAGCTTCTTAAGCCCGGCGTCGGATGTGATGTAAAGACACTTGTTGGTTGCTACCCCTCGGATGGCCGTTGCGTTGGTTGGTTTGGTTAGGCTACCTCGGCTAGTCCACGCGCTTGAGATGTACCCTTGGAACGATGTGCCCCCCACGTGGGCAAAAAGGGTGCTAGAATAGGCGAGGAGGGAGTAGGCCCTATCAGAGGACCCTGAGAGGGTAGAGTGGTTAGAATAGCCCCTTCTGGGCGTTGCAATGCCAGGTTTAAAAAGGTCAATGTTATTAGCCCTAAGTAAAGCCCCCTGAGGCGTTTGACTTGCATCGTTGGGGAAGGTGTACAACCCTTTTATATTAAAACTTAATGTCTGTGCCATGTTACACCTTTATAGTGTTAGATATCCACGTTAATATCTAAATTCATAAACCGTGAATGTATATTATACATCTTTAATATACAGTACTTTATATATATAAAGTTGCTCGCCCGTGCTATTTACTTTTTAAAAAGTATATCGGCAGGTTTTAATAAATACTTTAGAACTATTTTGGTAGTACCTGTATATATTATTAAAATTGGGGTTTAAATTTAATCTGTGCTCCAAATACTCTGTCCGACATGATGCGTCCAATTGCGGCGGTAATCCTGTCTATCTTGGCCATTGCAGCTTGCATACCAGCAGCGTCACCCATGGACTCAAGTATATCCCGGACGGTCATATGCTGAACCAGGGGGATAGCGTCGTCAGGGACCTGTATATAGGGCGACTCACCGACAAGGGCGATGTAGTCCCCTACAGCCAAGGCAGCGGGTAGGTCGGAAGCGGTGAAAGTTATGTCGCTAGACCCAACAGCGGTAGCGGTCAGCCCCGATGCAAGGACCGCGTTGCCATTGTTACGGCTAATCAGGTCAAAAGTATTGGTCGTAGTCCACCCAGTAACAGGAGTGGCCGTCACGACGCCGGAAACCGTGTTAATTTGCGTGATAGCTGCCGTGCTAGATATTTCCACAGGCTTATTGATACGTCGAAAAAAGGACTGTGTAAGCGTTCCTGAGACTGAGGGGGTAGGATATAGCACAATACTCTCACCCTGTAGCCAAAATTTGGTGGGTATGCCTGAGTTTGAGTCGTTCACCGTTATTGGGTCGATCCGTTCGAGGTCGTAAATCGTACCGTCTACGGTCAGCTTTAACTCCCTCAACACTAAACCAAGGGCAAGCGGGTTAATGGGGTAGTTAGCGGTACCTGACACTACCGAGGTAGAGGATTGGCTAACGTAGTACTCTTCTCGAAGACTGATCAGCAGGGGCTGAACCTCTGCTAATAGCACGTCGTAGGCCACCTCTAAAATCTCGGAGTCAGATAGACGTCCGGTAGGGATTGCCCCCTTGAGTTTAACTAAGTCCAGGAATCTTGAGGTGTTAAAAGCCATGGGTTACCCCTTTAATTGTTCGTAAAAGTCTAATAGTTTCTGCATGTCTTCTGGGTCAAGCGAGTTCTCGGCTGTCTCTTCGCCATCACTCTCGCCCATTTCGTGGTCTTTAGACTCCATTCCGTCTTCAGGGTCCATGGCAATCTCGACCTTCTCTTTTTTGAGGGGTCCGACCATCTTGCTTTCACACTTACCTACGAGGTCGTCGATTAACATGTCGTCGGCTTCGTCTACCATCTTCTTCATCATTTTCATTTTTTACTCCTAAAGTGTCCTTTGAACGATCCGTATTTCTTCATTGCTTCTCTTAACTTACCGTCATATTTGTCAGACTCGTCTCTAAACCCTGGGTCTAACGTAAGGGGTGATACGGGCTCTTCCTTAGCGGCTAGCCGGGCCATCTCTTTTTTAGTCGGCATAAAGATACTAAAAACGTTGCTCATGGTGCTCCCCTTGTAAAATAGGCAATAACCTTCTCTAGTAGCTCTGGTTTACCCGACAAAACGATTAATACAATTGCCGTAATATACGGGTAATATTTCAATACTTTACGTATCTCAGGTAATAGGGGTACAATATCGGTCTTTAGCGTCTCCACTTTCTGTTCTAAAAGGTCGGTACGTCGCATATGCTCTGCTAGCTGGTCCGTATTACGGTCTAGGGTCGTCTCAATTTTCGCTAATGACACCTTTATTTCTGTCCAGTCTTCCATGTTAATGTCCCTCCAATACGACCTTAGCTGCCAAGAGCCAGTGTACCCGATTATATGCCTGTGAGCCCCTGACGTATGCAGGATACTCGTAATCCCCTAAGAGTAGGTCAGCGGCCTCGCTGTAACGTCCGCAAACCGCCATAGCAAAGGCGTCACGGGTATTGTAGGTACAAGTCTCCTGGACTACCCACTCACTCAAAACGCCCTCTCCTAAGTCTTTGGCTAGTAAGAAGCTAACTAGCTGTAAGTGCGTAGGGTAGTCGCTGTCTTGAAGAGGTACGTAAGCCAAAGGTATTAGCCGTTCCGGGTATTCTGGTCCCCCCAAATGCTTTATTGTCTTAGCCAATAGGGCTATATTGTTAGGCTTAAGTACCACTCTACCCACCATATAGCCAGGGTAACCCATAACCCAAAGGTTAATTTTCCCATATTGAAATATAACCTGTAGGTTACGAAGGTCACCCTGGCTATGTAGCCCGGAGATAACCCCCAGTATCATGTCGTTACTAATCGAGGAGGCAGACTCGGAGGGAACCAAGCTATCTTTGAAAGGTCGCCTAGTTACCCGCCCGTCTGACTGCACTGCTGCACTTACTTGGACATTTAAACCGGCTCTAGTAGCCAAACCCGCCCACAAAGCCCCGTCATTGTCCTCCGTAGAGGGCCAACCAGGGGCGTCAAAGTCGACCTTAGCCGCTTCGTACCTACCCCTAAGTTCGTCAATACGGTCTGATTTACTTGGAGATTTTCCACGGCCGCATGAAATATACCAAAAAACTAGAAAAATGGGAAATCTCATTCGCGTATCCCTTCTTATTGTTGCCTCAGTGGGTGGGTGGAGGTTAGGTTAGTAAATCCTCTGTATAGTAAACTGAGTCCTTGCTGTAAAGGATGCAGCCGCTACGCCGTCAGTGTGTGCCCTGATTACATCCCCAGAGTTGAGGTACAAGGTTACCGAACCAGTTTGAAATAGGTCATTACCTGTTGGACTAAACAAGAACAGTCTATCAGCTTGGGTAATACCGGCTATGTTGGTAGTTAACTGACTACTGTTTAAGCTAACTCCCATGTTGCAGCTAGTGCTACCAGCATCGGTATAGCTAATGGAGTAAAGCCCTGAACGGTTAATGGTGAATGTTGCGCCCAAGGTAGAGGAGTCGGCATAGGTTACATCGGTGCTGGTATTGGCGATAACAGT